CCCCCGTCCCCCCTGCCACTCCCTCTGTTGTGCGGTTTTCTGCTGTTCAATTCGAGCGGCTTCGGCGTCGTGTTTAGCTTTGCGGTCGTACCAGGTCTCTAGCTGTTTTTCGAATACTTCGGCGTCGAATTCGGCATCTTCGATAGTCGGCTTCTTGCCAAGCGGCGGCAATAGAGATTCCGGCTCGACAACAGATTTCAGCTTTTCCTCAAGCTCACGAATTCGGCGCTTATCCTCGCGGTTTTGCTTACGCAGCTCCTTCACCCACGGCGCGGCCTTCCGCTCTTCTTCGGCTTGCGGATCTTCTTCTCCTATAGAAATGACAATTTCCTCTTCGCCATCATCTTCCGTGGATTTATCGGCAGTTCCATCTGCGACTTCTTGCGGCTCGCCTTCCGGCGTGTTTTCGTTCTCTACGCCTTCCGGCGCGGCTTCTTTTTCTTCGACTTCGATTTCGTTTTCTTCCATGCGATGCTCTCCTATGCTCGGCGGGGATAGGGCCGCCGGTTCCCTTTACTGCTGCGGGGCGACTTGCGATTCAACCGGCTGCTGTTGCGCAGCGGACAGCTTGTCGATCATGTCCATTGCCTGCTGCTGTTCCTGCGCGTCAATGTCTGAAAGCGTTTTCATGGTCTTAGCCTTGGTTTCCTCTGCTTGTGCCACGGTAAGCACAGTCTTTGCTCGGGCCTGAGTTGCGTTTGCTGTTGCTTCGTCCGCAGCGGCTTGCAGGTATTGCGCATTGGGGTCAGGCGGATGGCCTTGTGCGTCTGCCATCAACTGCTTGGCCTCTTCATCGGTCGGCTTGACTACCTTCATTTTCAGCAGCTTCTGGCGCCAGAAATCACGGTATGCGCTCATTCCTGTCCCGTCCATGTTGTACATGATCATGGCCTGGATAACTTGGCTGGTTTCCGGGTCATTGGTGATCGATAGCATGTTTGTCAGGTCGCGGATAAGTGCCTGGCGCTGAGTGCTTGAGCTTGGCCCAGTCTCGACAGAAACCTCGAAATCAGCCGCGCTCAAGTCGTTTTCATACTCGACGCCACCGTCCTCTGAGATTACAGGGCGATTAAGCTGCAAACTCTTGACCTCCCCCTGCTCGCCGATCCCCTTCAGCAAGCGCCCATCCTCGACATAGGTTTCCTTAGCCATGCCGAGCCAGATTTCTGCGGATCGCTTCTCAGCTTTGGCCGCGTTGTTGATATAGATATACGACTGCATATCAACACGCTGCTGGATGGCCTCGACAGCCTTCCCGCTGATATTCGAGACGATCTTGTCCATCTGCTGCTGATTGCCCATCATGTCCTGTAGATCGGTTTCGGTGATCTGCATCAGAGCGGCAAGGGCTGGCGGGATTTGCGGGGGCTTGGTATAGCCTAATGGCCCTTGATAGACCATCTGCCCGTTCGCATCGGTAACAGCGGACAGCAGCAAATACGGGTATTTGCTTACGTTATCGCGCTCCCACATCTCGCGGATCGCTGGATTCGACACTTGTTCAGCGGCAAGGATAGGTTTTTCTACCGTGGATAGTGCGGCAATCTCCCCAAGGGTTGAAAGCTGCATATTCTTGAGGCGGATAATGTCTTTCATGTAGCGCACATAGCCGCTGCACCGTTCGACGCCATCCACCACGAACCGCTTGCCGTACTGCATCACGATAGGGATATTCGGACCAGGGATAAACCCGCAATCCTCCAGAATCTTGCCCCCGGACGCCATGTACTTTTTGACGCGGCGGCGCTTGGTTTTCTTCTCGCGGATAAGTTTTGTACAGACGGCCTCGAGTTCGGCTTCGAGTTCTGGATGTTCCTCGAATTCCTCCTCCGAATACCGCTCTTCCTCGCCGTCAATGCGCTGGTAGATGCGAATGACCTGCTTTTCCGTTACCACGCGGTAATACTCGGCGACATACACCACATCCGGCGATGACCAATCAAATTCTGCACGTGTGACCTCTTTCGGCCAGTCGTGCGGATCGTCGCCGTACTCTTCTTTGTAGCGAGATACCGGCATCGGCGTGATGATCCATGCGCGAGTTGCATCGCTCTTGTCTTGGCGGCGGCTGGACAGGTCAAAAAACACGGTGCTGTCTGCGTCGTTGATCGGCTCGAATACGATTCTCTGTTTCTCGTTTTCGTCATCGAGGTCATCTTCGTATTTGGTCGTAAGGCGGAAAGCACCAACCCCACCGCGCACCGCTTCATCGAATGCGTTGTCTTTTGCTTCGTCCGCCCCACTATCTCGGCAGTCAGCGCGGTAGAGCGAGTCACACACATCAGAAAGTGCATCATCCTGTTCGCCAATGCGAGACACGAAATCAGCCGAGATTCGGTTGTTTCTGTATTCGCTTTGGATTCGCAAGACGCCCAATTCTGGCTTATTGACCTCGAACTTAGGCCGGCCATTGAAAAACGCCGCTTCAGGGCCCTCCCACATCGCCCCCGGGATGATCGAAAACCGGCGATCCTCAAGGCATTGCATGCGCTCATCCTTCAGCGCGTTCTGTACATCGTCGAATTCCTTGAGCATCTCTGCGTGGATCGTTTCAAGCTCTTCCTGTTTTGTTTTGCGTGCCATTTTTTAGCGTCCGTAAGGGTTGTATGCGGGGGCCGGCGTAAAGCCAAGCTCTTTTTTGATTGGTGATGTGATGGCGGGGAACAGCGCGGCGAGCGCCCATATCGCAGCGTCTGCCCTGTTCGGGCTGTGTTCTCCCGTGTAGCCATGTGTCGAGAATGCGGATAGCTCTTCTTCCAGGTCTGCCAGATAACCCACATGGCGAACCTTCCCCTGTTCGTACAGGGCGGAAAACGGCTCCGCTCGCGCTACCTTCCCACGGCTTGCGGTTACTTTCGTGAAATTAGTTCGTGGCCTGCATGTCTTGATTACGTGCTGCACCATCGCGCCGCCGAAATTTGTCTCGCCAACAATGCAATCGGCAGAGTGCCGATCATAGGCGTCTGTAGCAACCTTGCCCCATGTTGCCGGTCCAGCCTTGCAGGTCAAATCAGGGCCGATGTAGGCGTTTCCGTCTATGCCCAGGCCAGCAACAATAATCCCGATTGCGTCATTGTCCGCATTGTCCGCGTCGTCAGCGCCGGACGGATCGACAGCCACAACGACACGCACCATGTCAGGTAATACGCCATCGGTTACGCGCCAGCGGTCGATATGCTCTTCGGGGAAGAGCTGATTAGGCGTTGCATCGGCGAATTCGCCATCCAGAAAACGCCGCCTAGCCCGTGCAGACATGGCTGATAGCGTGTCGAGATACCCTTCCGCAAGATTCTCCGTGTTGTCCATCGGGTTGATCTGCATCGAGGCGTATTCGCCTGCGTTTCGCAGCGGCTCTTTTGTGTCAGGGTGGCGCTTTTCGCGGAACAACTTATATGACCAATGCGCTTTACTCGGCGGATTGCAGTCGTAATACACGCGAGGCTTAAGAGCCATGGCAGGCATGCCATCAATAGCGGCCTGTTCCGCCTTCTGTGCTAGGCGTGTTACGGCGGTTTCGATTGACGCATAAGGGATCTGGCTGCACTCGTTCGCGTAGATCGTGGCGAATTCCATGCCAAGAATTTTTTCGGTGCGCTCTTTGTCATCAAGGCCAGCAAACCAGATTTCTGAGCCGTTTTCCAGCGTGGCGAACCAGTCAGATTTGCTGAGAGTGTATTTAACACCCGGAAAACACAGCTTCATGACCTTTGGGAACGTGTCAAACACCACGGAGTTTTTGACGGCGTTGAAGCGGAAACGTACGATAGCGTGGCGACTTCCCGCCGCCTTTACAGCACGCATACACACAGCTCGTACAAGTACAAACGTCTTGCCGCTGCGCGATCCACCAAACAACATGATGTGCGTCGCCGCTCCAGCAAGAAGCCGGTTAGCCTCTTCCTGCTTACTGGTTAGCTTAAAGTCTTGCATCGTCGCCAGAAAGGCGAAGAACAACCGGGCCGCCTTGATCGCCAGTAACTTCCGTGCGCGCAAGCTTAGGAATGTGATATTCGATCATCTTGAGCCACAAATCCATTGCTCGGCCCGGATCTTCGCTTGCTACTGCACTAAGCCACACAGCGACATCATCGGCGGTGCTTTCAGCAAGCCGGCTGATTGCTTCGCGTACGTCTTTTGTGGCTTTGTTGAGCGATCCAGCAGGTCGCCCCATTCCTGCACGCGGGGGCTTCCTGCGTTTATTAGCACTTACTAATTTACTGTTTTTCGGATTGTCGGCTGTATCCATTCGGGGTCGGTGGCCGGTTTCCCGGCCCCTGCGCCTCTCGATGTTAGGTAACTGTATTTATACGCTTTTTTGCTGTGTTGGTCAATAGGACGGAAAATACTCAAAAATATTTCACACTTTCCATTGACATTGTTTGTTTGCGTATTACAATAACAGCATCAACAACGCAAACGGAGAAACCACCATGAACACAATCGAAATCACCATAGCCAAATCTGTCCAGCCTTGTGACTGGGGACGTGTTGCCGAAAAGAAGGCAAAATCGTCTGCTGAAGAACTCGGTATTAACTGGATTGACGCCGATGTTTTTGTGATGCTCCCAGAATCCGGGCGGTTTCTGTCTAAGCAGCCTGGGTTCGTTACTCTTGGCGCTAATGGCTAATATGAGCCAAACAACTATAGCCCTAGCCGAGTTCGCTGCAATCTCAGTCGTTGAACTCCTAGCCGCTCTATATTTTGGCGGCTTTTTTGGCTAATCGCAGCCTCTCGCGGTATTCGTCCCTGATCCGTCTGTAATCATCCGCACGGTATCGCTTAGGCTCTGTGTCTGCCTCCAGGGCCTCGACAGATTCTAGGCCGATCCTGGCAATCATTCCGATCCTAAATGCGGCTGCTGTTGTTCCTCCGGGCCGGTTGCAGTTCTTGCGCTGGGCGTGAACGTTGCGTTCATCGAACGCTAGATTCGGGTGACTCCCACGGCTAAGGTAGTGCCCTGCGTCTATAGATCCACCTGGGCGGCTTGGCTCGAATGGCTTCCCGCAGCAGATGCAGGGATGGCCGGCTTGGCTGTCTCTGAATCGAACCCATGCGTTAAATGCGGCTTGTGCCTCTCGTTTTATGTCTGAAGTTCGCTTGATCTTCTCTTTCTTCTTCGCAAACTCTCGTTTTTCTTCTTTTGCCCTATTGATGGCGGATTTTTCCGCTATCTTTCGCGCGTATGAGAGTTGGCATTCAAAATTCAGGCAGGTTGGCTGTAGCGGCCTTACGCGCTCGAATTTGTTACCGCATTCCCGGCATTTTGGCATAGCGGCTATCCGTGAACATCACCCCGAGATTTGCGCCGAAGGCTTCAATCCGGGTTAGGTAGATTGCGAATCCTTTTATTGTCAGATCTTTGGTGCTGCCAACCAGAACGCGATCACCGACAGGTGATGTGTCCCATTTTCGATAGCCGTCCTTTGTGAGTTCGGAATCGAATTCTTCCGGCAGAAATTCTTTTTTGAAGTATTCGTGCCAGATTTCCGCAGTATATAACCGTCCGCTTATATACGCCTGCTCTGCAATGTCTCGCAACTGTCCGGCCCACATAAGCGCGTTCTGGTCTGGCTTTCGCTGCTTTTCCTCTTCACGAATTATAACCTCTATAGGCTTATCCGGGTCGATTGGCGCGCTAGATATGGCATTCTTTGCCAAGTCTATTTGGCTTTGGCTGCGGATGATGAATTTTCTCTGGGAGTATTTTTCGCGCATGTTTTTTGGTCGTAATCAACACATTTTGTTGTGTCGAATTTCAGATACAAGCCGCACTTCAGGCGGGGTCCGCGTATTGTCATGACACGTTTTATGCGTCTGCATGTAGCGCACCCTTCGTTATTCTGCTGGGTCATGTAGTTCTGTTCCAAATGATGGCCATATCAGCCGGATGTCCTCGATAAGCTGCTTCACTGCTGGCCGTCCGCGCTTCTGTAATACAAGTCGATAGTATGTCTCACGCTCCATCTTTGGCCATTTCATAACTGTCCTTGCCTCCGTTAGCCTGCGCCACTCTTCTCCCCAAGTGCAGAGCATGGCGGGGCATGGGTTTAGTCCGCACATTTTTCGTCCCTTTGTTGTCCGTGTAGACCTTGCAAGGTTCGTCTACTACTTATTGTGCGTCTTCATCTGCCAGTCACAACTCCCATGCTTACGGCAAGAATTGCCGCAATAGCGAGTGTCCGTGTGTTCGGGCGTCCCAGACGCCCATGCGGTTGGATCGCTTCCGCCTTCAAGCGCTCTTCCCGGCGCTGGCGCTGCTTCTCATTCCAAACCCGTTCGCGTTCTTCTGCCTTGGCAATGACCATCGCCTTACGTTCTTCAAAAGTTCCGCGCTTCTTTGCTTCGCCCATCGCATTTCCTTTCTTTGTATGTGCCAGCCGCCTCACCTACACGTTAGGTGCCGTCAGCATCCGCATGTCGGCGGCTGTTCTTTCCCGGCCTTACGGAATACTTCATCCCGGAAGTCCTGGCACATCTTGTCCAGCGTCAGAGGGTCCAGGTCACTCAGTGGGTAGCACGGAAGTTCCTGCATCCCGTCTTGCTTCAGTCCTGTCTTACCAACCGCCCGCACAAAATTCGGCGTCTGAAACGGTTGCAGTTCAACTTGGAGAGTTGCTTTCACGTTATTTCCTTTCCGGGCGCTTACGCCCAACTATTCATTCCACCGGACGGCCTTCGGCCGCGCGGTGAATTCCGGCGTTAGAGCGCATCACCCGCACATCTGACTTATGCACCCAAAAGCAATCACCGTCGTGCTTTGCGCTGCCGTCAGGGTAGTCCGCGCCTTGCAGGTGCAGCCACTCTCCGCGCATATTGAGCAGGTAAAACCAAGGCCAATCGCTTGCCGGGTCCCGCCAATCAATCTGCACCAATATCGGCTTCTTCTTTGCCATCGCTCTAACCCGGCAGTCCAGCGGACGCCGTGCCGGCGCGCAGGCGTTCTACTTCGGCATACAGATCCAGAATGTCGGCTTTCGCGTCGCGGAAAGCATACATAATTGCCGCCTCGCTCATGTGGTACGCCATAGACTCAGGATCACATCTGCGCCATTGTTCGATGGTCCGGTTCAGTTTCATTTATTCGCCATCATCCATCAATTCGGTATAAACACGATTAACAACGGAAGCAACATTTTCGTGCAGGTAGTCAGGCATATTCTTACCAATAGAGAAAGAATACGATTCGAGCGCCGAGAGAACCATAAGAATATCAAGAAACAGTTTCCGGCTTTCTTTGTCGGTTTGTTTGCTCATTTCAAAATATCCTCTTCGTCTATTTTCGCTCGCACCCACTTTCCACCACCTAGCGCGGCCAGCTTTAGTTTGTGAGACTCTGCCAAGCGAATAGATACAACATCTGTTTTCTCTCCTGGCTTTATTGGTTTTCGTCCTTGACCCCTTCCGGGTCCGCCGCGTTTTTTTTCTGTCATGGGTGTTTGTTGATGTTCAATGTTTGTTATCGTATTCCGCAATCAAACAATTGTCAAGCATTTTTTCAATTATTTTTTTTGATTGCTTCAAAGCAATCGTTTGATCCTTTGATGTACTCACTAACCATGATTTGGCGCATTTCCTTGCGCATCGCGTCAATGCTTGATTGCATCGTGTAGTTTTTTAACGCCGTCCCGGCAGCCTTTAGAATTCGGTCTAAAGCATCATCAACCCGTTGCTGTGGTGTCATTTTCAATTCATCCATAACTAAAACACAATCCGCGCGGACTCCATAACTACGTTTCTAACGGCTTCAAGAAACATAGCAAAAAAGTCTTTCATTTCTGCGTCGCCTGAAATCTGACGGCCACTTATTCCGCTGAAATCTCCACCAAAATGAACCCAGAACTCTCCGTCATAGACCCATACCTCATGATCAAATCCGGTGCCAAGCTCAAATCCAATGTCTTTAAGAATCTGTCTATCGATCATTGCTAATTACCCCTTCTGTTCTCCAATCATTTACCCTCGGCCCTTTGTTTGTTGCGATCTTTCCATCGCGGACCGTGATCGTTTTTTTGCAATCTGCGCATTTGTAGCGCAAACCGTTTTTAAGGGTCTTAGAGCGCATAATCCCATGTCGCTGCCACATTCCCCCGCATTCACACGTTTTCATGCGGCCACGGCCTTATAAATCGGTTCTATTGCGATTTCTGAGTTGGACCAAGATTCTAAAAGTGCTTCGCTTGCCATTTTTATCTGTATTCCGTGCAGCTTTACACCGCGAAGATAGGCTGCACGCAATTCCTCTGCCCATTTCTTGTTACCGCTATTCTTCCCGACTCTCGATGCTATTTTTTTAACATCTTCCGATCTTGCGGCGGCGGTCTCCTTTGAAACCTCAACAGGTGGCGGCAAGGAAACGTATGATTCCTCCCTCCTGGATGCTTGTTTGCAAAGCTCAATGAACTCAGGGAGTGTAGGCGGGAAAGGTTTGTCGAGGCTGTAGATAGCTTTTGCGATGGCTGTCCCGGTAAAACCGCCGAGTTTTTTAGCCCAGTGCGCTTTTACTGTTTGCATGTCTTGACCAGACCAAAGGTCGGCGAATTTGTTGCCATAGGTGCAAGCCATGAGTGTGAAAATCTTCTCTACCCACTCAACCGGCAATGCGGAAGGCGGTTGATTCGATTGCGTCATGATCGGTTATCCCTTGAGGTTTTTTTGCTGTCCCGGTTAGCCCGGCGATTGTTTCCATGCGGATTTCTGTCAGTGTTTTGCGTGGCGGAGAACCGCGCGCGACTTGTTCGACCTTCTCAGGGTCTGCCAGCAGGACAGGGACGATGTATTTCAACCCGATGCGGCGACCGGGATTAGCAGCCATCTTTGCCTTTGCTGTCTCGACGATTTCTTCGTCAGTCCGCTTTGCAAAGATTTCTGACCATGTTTCGTCTGACAGGTAGTGCGGCGCTGCATCGGCCATCCCGGCCTTCCGAAGCAATCCGCAGACGATTCCCTTTCGAGAGGGATGCGCTTGCGTATTTTCTTCGACAGTGGTTCCGTTAACCTCCACTCTCTTTTCTAGGGGTTTACTCCTGTAGACTCCTGTAGACTCCATTCCCTTCCCTTCCGGGGTCGAATGGTCGTCGAGTGGTCGTCGAATGGTCGTCGAATGGTCGTCGAGTGGTTGTGTAATTTCTGGCTTTGGATGCCTGTAATTAGGCTTTTCGATGCGCTGATGATGCCATCCCGTAACAATCCAATATCGTTTATCTCCAACGAGATACATGATAATTAGCTTGTTTTGTATCAACTCTTCAATAAGAAGTTGAACATCCGCAACAGGAATGTCATCTCCTGGGAAAATCTCTGCTTTAAGAGTTTTAGCGCTCGCTGGATGAATCCCTGCATCGTCGCAGAAATTCCATAATCCAATGAAGAGTAGTCGAGCATTCGGCGAACACTCCATGATTTGTTCTGATGTCCAGAACTCAGGTTTTATTGTTCGTATGCGCGCCATTGTTTCAAATCCCATTGGTCAAGGCGCTGGGGTGCGAATCCCAGCAGGACAACGTTAATAGAGGGCGTCTCAACGTGGCCGGCTGCCTTGGCAAATGGAATCTGACAGTCATAAGCCCTCTGGGGGTTCGATTTCGCGGATCGAACAGGTACATATTTTACATCACTTTTTCTTCTTCACAAGCCGATACCGGGCAATTTTACAAACTTCGCCATATCGGTTACTTACCTTCATGATTGTCGTAACAATATCATGCCCTTTTTCGCGCAGGTCAAGAATCCGCGCCGCAAGCCGCTGAATACCGAGTGTCTGCGCCGCCTCGACTTGCGTTATCGATTTCGTTTTCAGATGCTTCAGCAACCTGTCGCATTGAGTCATGTTTTCCCCTCAAGTTGTTCGTTATAGAAAAAACGAGCAGCAGATACACAAT